GTTGTACGAATGAATAATAAGATTCAAGGCGTTGTTATAAGAAAAATTATAGGCAATTTGAGCGGTTCCAGGGCTCGATGTCAAGGTAACATTTGACGTAAGAGTAGCGCCAGTCACGGCCATATGCCAAAGGCTATTTGCGTAAGACCTGTCGCGAGCTAGTGTTACCCCGTCCTGCGGCAAAATGCCATAAGCAGAGTTGACACCGTTGCCGTAATTACCAAAGGCCCCGGCAACCCCATGATGCCTGTTTGCATCCGTAAAATTTAAAGCCCAACTTGAGTAACCACCTACCCTTAACGTTACCCCTGGGCTTAGATCACCAACAAATGCCAACATTGCTGCACCACGGGTGCCGTTTGTTGCTGCCCTATTGGCAACCAGTGCGTAGTTCCCGTTGTCGTCCAAAATGTGGATACAGTTAGTATTAAAGTTTTTGTTTCTGTTGATTCCACTGCCAGCTGTTGTGTAAAACAAACCCCATCGCACACCAAGACTCTGTCCAGAGCAAGAAATGTAGCTATGTGTATTCTGCACGCCAAAAGCGGCGGACATGTTTATGCCTTTTGCCGTGGCTTGCGGCAAGCTTGCCAATGTGGTGTTGCCAAGAAAGTATATTCCCCCACTCGTAACGTCCGCGTTGCCATAAACGAAAATGCAGTTAGGCTCGGTGTCTTCCGCAATCGTTGCGCTTTTACCGCCAAAAACAACGTCTCTAACCTCTAAGCTGCCATCGCCCATCTTTATATTGGATTCCGTGCTTGGAGTAAGACATGTATAACTTGCTGGCACAACCGCAGTCAGGGCATTATCCAAGAAATTTTGCAGCGAAATATTGGCCGTTCTGTAAGGGCTATACAATGACGAATACATAAAGTCCGGAAAGTTTGTCTTGTCCGCAAGGATCGCAGATGCCGGCGGCCAGCACACCGCTCGCACAGATCCACCGTATCTGAAATTCAGCTGCAGTGGCTGCGTGTTGATAAACAAGCTCCCCACGCTATTAAATACGATTGACATACCGGTGCCAAAACATGGCGCTATAAATGGCCTGGCATCACAAATGGCTTTAACGTCAGTGGTTGGTTTAGTGTTGGCAGACGTGTAGGTGCTTGCCACTTGGGCAGCCTCCGGGAATGCAGCCGTTGCCCCGATTACATTGGCAATATGGTTAAAAACCGGCAGGAATTGACTTACACTGACCCAGTACGGACCGTTAGCCAGCTGGTAGTTTACTGTTTCGTATTCGCTAAATACAGCATTTGCGTATTTGATAGCAGAGGCAAATGTTACTGCTTTCTCCATCGTAAGCGGCGGATCTTCTAGCACTGCCGCACTTGACCGAGTGGGACTTAGCGTCAATGACGCGGATGTGCCATCAAAAACAAATGACTGGCCGATCGCGTTGGCGCTGTTTGGTACTACATAAAGGGTGGTAGCTTCCAGGCGTCGTTTAACCACGCGCTGTTGCTGTGCCCAGTAATTCAAGCCCTTAAGATTTACAACATCAGGAGAGTTGTTGATGTTAGTATCTAAGTCATTGTCATTATTGCCGCTGGCTGTGTTGCTGGATCTAAGTGCAGCCGCACCGGCCAATCTCAATGGTCCGAGCTTGCTAGTGCTGCCTGCGCTGCTGCTGGGAAACAGGAGTGAAGCCACCCCCTGTAAATCCCATGTACCAGAGCCCACCAATCCATTGATTAAGATGTTGAGAAATGATTGGCCGGCGTTGGTATCTAAGTTACCCAAGTCGCCCGAGAGGACTGTTTCGCCCGTTTCCGCGTCTGACAGGCCCCTATTTGTAACTGTCTGCCCATTTTCATTGACGCCATTCACTACTACTCGCCCGCCGCCGTCATTTGTAAAATAGAGCGAAAATGTATTTGACTCCGACATTTCTTTCTGCGCTGCAGGCAGGGCGGTGGAGTAATTGCCATGGCCAGTTCCTAGGTCGTAGGTGAAGTTTGAATACGTGATTGTGGTCGGTCGGCGGAACTCCACCGCCCAACGAGCAAGGCCAGACGCGGCGCCTCCAGATGGTGCTGAGGGGAAATCCGTTGCGCTGGATGGATTGAGTCTGCGGTTAGCTGTGGTGCGCGGTGCCAGCGCTGCCCAGCAAGCAGCTGCCTCAAAACCAAGAGCCCGCAACAGGGCAAAGACAGCTAATACGTCGGTGCCACTGCGGTATTGATCTCGGACAGGGCCGTCGGTGTTAAAAATTGTGAGCCAGTTTATGCCGCAGCTTGTGGTTATGTCGTTTGGGTCGGTATCGGTATCGAAAACAATTTGAGGCGCTTCATTGGTAATGGGGTCTTCCGGGTCGTAGGATTCTGGCATATGCACGTAGGCTTCATCCCAGTCGGCGGGTGGCGGGATTGATGCGGTGGCGTAATTATTCCGAATGGCCTTGAAGTGCTTGTTTAGCGCTTTGACTACTACCCCTTTCCGATAGAAATTACCAACAATGTATGCAACGCTAAAGCAGCTGCGCCGCAGCGTTACCTGTGCGCCGGTGGCGGTCCTGATGCTGGTGGTGACGGCTACCACTTCCCCACCGCCTGGGGCCAAAGCCCTGGTAATGCCGCCGTTAAATACGTCCGGTGATGTCTGGAGAATTGCAGATCGTATTGGCTTGCGACCGCCAGTAAGTGTAACCAACTCCAGCGATGCTGAGCGCTCTGCCAACGTGCGGCTATCTACTACGCGGCGGATGTAAACGGATTTTCCAATGGCCTTGCTCTCGCCGGAGATGCTGGGCACAGCTGCATTGGTTCCGCTCTGGCTCAACGCCGCCGTGAGGTTGATTTGAGCAGGGGCGCCAGGCGCCCAGGCTGTCGAGGTCAATAACGCCCGCCAATCGTCGCCTTCAGGGTTTTCAACCCACACGTAGGTGCCGCCCGGCAAAGAATAGCCGTCTGCGGCCAGTAGCTGGGGGATTGTACCCGTGGCATCAGCGGCCAAAGCCTGCAACAGGGTGATGTTAGATGCGCTATGGCTCGCCACCACCCCCAGCGTGATTCGCCTGATTGCAGGTGTTTTTTCGGATGGGTGAAGTGGGACACTGATGCGATCTATCAGCCAGCCCTTATCCAGCGGAACAGCGGCTCGGCCATAGCCGATGGCAAGCGCAGCGCAACTGCCAAACGTAAAATTTCCGTTCGATGAGACAATTTCCCCCCCCAGGTCTGCTCGCGCCCTTGCAGTGTGACCAACACCAAAAACAGAAACCTCGCTACAGAAAGCATCGTTAATTACTAACAGGTGGCAGTGAGCACGCCGCGGATTGATTCTTCTATCGTTGGGAGCCGTGTCTATGTAGGCCTGAAGGCTGGAGGGGGTAACCCAGACGCCACCAGAATAAATTTGCAGGCAGTTTACGTCGTTCTGGAGCGAAACTCCGGTGTACTGCGCTGTAACTACAGATTTCAGACCGCCTATGTTGTCCCCATTGATAAACAGGCCACCTCTCCCCCATTCGCTGCGCGAGCTGATGTTTTGGGGGTAGGGTGACGATCCCTTCACCGTGTCCCATGCAGGACCTGGGCTGCCTGCAAACGGGCCAACGGTTTGATATTCGCTGGCTCGCGCCTGGCTGAGCGCGGCCGACAGGTTGGCACTAGAGCCCAGGGCGGTAAAGGCCTTGGCGTAAAACCCGTCCAGTTGCGTCCGCGATGGGAAGCCAATGTCATAAAGCAAATGCAACGACTGGTTTTGCCCAGGCGGATCGCGAAACGTAAAATTTGTCGCATGAGCATCAGGCGTTATATATAAAGAGCACCTGATATTGCTATAGTCTGCGGCAATATTTGCCGGATTGGGAGCCCATTGAGCAACCAGTGATGTTTTGCGCAAATCCTCCCCGTCAAATGAGCAACCTCTGGGCAAAATTACGCCCCCTAGGGTGTCATCATTAAATGCAATTAGCTCTTGCCAGGTTGGCACCTTGCCATTGGTCCAGGCGGTAATGGCAACAGCGCTAGCGTGGCTCCCAGGATGGTTGAACAGGGGCTGCGGACCCGCGCCAGCATGGATGATAACGCAGTCGCGATGAGCCCTTTCGTCAGTGTAGGTGTACCAGTTTAGCGACGTAATGATATAGGCCTCTAACACCAAGCGATTTAGCGTCTTGAATGGTGCGTGCTTGCTATAGCCGCATTCCAGCTTTTGATTGCGCAGCCGCTTCAGCTTCTGCGCGATTTTTTCTTCGTCCGTACCAGACGATTCAAAGCTATTAAAATCGCCGGTCACATAGGTGTCGCGACCTATGTCCCAGTCGTAATACAGGTGAAACGGCGCCGTCAGCGGATCCGTAGATTCGCTGGAACCACTGGCGATATTTGCGTTGCCAACCAGCTGGCGCAACGCGGAAACTATGGCTGACCACTGGGCCAGGGTATTCGCCACAGGCGTATTGGTTTCACCCAGCCAGCCTGAGCTACCACCCGGCACGATTTTTGGCATGTTCGCAAATCCAGTGCCCCAGTATGGGCTTACAGGCCCATCAGCAACTGGATTGTCCCGGTGGTCACAAAGCGAGCGGAGCCGGTGATCAGCTCTGCGGCGGCAGTTTGAATTGACGTTCCCAAAATCAATATCTCTGCCTGGTAATACAGGTCTCCTGGCAGTAGTTCTGAATTGGCTCTTTCCTGTCGATCGCACAGCATCCAGAAACGGGCCTCGGCCTTGCAGCCCCTCTCCACCATCAACAGCAGGTTTAGCAGCATGGTGGTGTCGGCCGCTCCATTTCGTGATCTGCGGTCGGCAAAAAATTCCAGGTCGCCACCACCTGTGAGCAGCGTTTTGACACTTTCACCAAACCTGGCCCCTAGCCCGGTTTGATCAACACTGGCAGCCTCTGTATTGAGTGTCCATTTTTGCATGTCGCAAAGTACCAACCAATCATTGTCAATTGGCGTAACCGTTAACGTATCAAAATCCACGGGGGCTAATTGCGTACGGCCAACGGAGCCGCCATTAAGTGCTGCGGCCCTTGAGCTGTAAAAGCTTGCCCGCCCTAGCTGATTGACGCCGATATAAACATTGGCCGTTGTTTGAATTGGCAGGCTGGGCCAGAAGCTGGTAGGGAGCGTGGAGGGAAAGAATGTGGTGTTGTTTGTCCAGGATGGATGCCGATACAAAACCGTGCCTGGGATCATCCCCATCCCGCCGGGGCAGAGGGGCACCATGTCGGCCCCATAGAAGGGCAGCCCCCTGTCTGCGGCAATGGTCACCTGATCGCCGGGCCAAAGCGTGTTGCCAGCCAGCTGCAGGGTGCCCACCGCCACATCCGCCAAAACAAAAGAAATGCTTGTCGGGTCAGGTGTTTCACGCCTTAGCTCAAGCTTGCCGCCGCGGCCAAGAACAGGCATTTAGAATTGGCCCCTTAATTTGCCCTGAACGGTGAAATTAAGCGTTGTCGCCATTGCCTCGCCTACATTCATCGGCACCGATATGTTGTCAATGAGGCAGTCCCCACTAATGGCACCCTCTTGGGCATTGCTAGATTCAAAAGCATTATTGTAAAACACAAAATGAATTTCGTCTACAGCGCTGCTATCATTCAGGATGCGATTAAACAATGACGAATGGCTTGGGATACTCGGATCGTAGAGCACGATCGCCGATCCGGTTGTCGCCCGCAACGTTTGCCTGTACGTGCGGTCATAAACGGCAAGGCTAGTTGTGTCAATCTTTTCCCGTTGAATGTTTAACGTCCATCCTCGACATGGATTGATTATTTGCCCCTCGAAACGGAAGGCACCATCGCCGCCGGTAAGGACATCGGACATTTGTCGGCATCCAGATCACTCCAGTCTACCCAGCGCTTACGCCAGCAATCGACCGCGCATGATCAATGACAGAGTTGAATAACCAGGAGCACCGGGGATGCTGTTGATCTCGGGCTCTGCCTGGATCACCCAGTCCAAGTAGGCGGGGAAATCAAGGCCATCGGCCGCCAGGCCCAGCAGCAGCCCTGGCGGCACCTGCGTGCCATAAACACCGCTGTAGCTGTCCGTCCAGGCCGTCCAGGCCAGCTGGGCCTCCGCATCACTGAGGCACGGCCAACTGGCCTGGACGCTGGCCCCAGTCATTCGATCGCCGAGGAGGATGGGGGTTTCGGCTCCATTCAGCGCCTTGAATACCCTGGCGGGATGAGCCCCAGGGGTCAGTTTGCGGGCGGCGGGAACCACCTCTAACGGGAAGGCAATGGGCAAGGCAATGGGCATGGCTAGACAGGCGTTGCGGTTCTGGTTCCAGCCCTGGGGCTGTCCGGTGCGCTGCTATTGGTTGCGGTGGCAGTCACCGTATAGGCAGTGCCAGCTGTTGGAAAGGCAATGCTGCGGCTAGCACCTGAGCCGGTGATCGTGGCCCCCGCTGGGGTGACGCTCCAGCTCCAGGCGCTTACCGATGCCGTGCCGGCAACCGTGGCAGAGTAGGTGGTGGCTACGTTGCTGGTGGGAGCAGTGGCACCTGTCACCGTTACAACTCCCAGAACAGGCACTGGCGTTACCGCCCTGGTTTGAGTGCGGGGGCTGTCGGTTGCGCTGCTGTTTGTGGCCGTGGCCGTAACGGTGTAGGTGGTGCTCGGGGTGGGAAACGTGATGTCAACACTGGAGCCGGTGCCGCTGATCGTGGCATTGGCGGGAAACACCGACCAGGCCCATGTTGTTCCGGCAGTCAGCCCGGATTGGGATGCCGTGTAGGTGGCGGCAAGCCCAGCACCGGGGGCTGTGGGCCCGGCAATTGCAATATCCCCAATTGTGTTTGCTGGGCTCACATCAACCGATTTTGTTGCCATTGCCGGGCTGTCAACGGCTGTGACATTGGTGGCAATCGCTCTTAGAAGGTATGGCCCGTCAGCGGTGTAGGTAACGCTGGCGCTGGCGCCGCTGGCGGTGAGGCTGGCGCTGGTGGATGGTGAAATACCCCACGACCAGGCCGCAGGAGCGACAGCGCCAGAGCAAGCCGCGGTGTAGCTTTTGGTATCGCCAACGACGGCGGCAGCGGCTCCGGCAATTGTTACGGCGCCAATGGATTCAAATCCAGTAAGCCCAGCTACATTTATAGTTTTTGTAGCTGTTTGCGTTATGCCTCCCTGTGTTACAGAAAGGCTGATTGTTTTTGATCCAGATCCGGTGAATGTGACTTGCGTGCTGGCCTGGGAGGGGCTGTCAATTGTCATGCCAGAGCCCGACCAGGCATAGGTGTAGCTGCCCGATGGCCCGGTGACCATGGCGGTGAAAGTGCTCCAGCCATTCAGCGGCGAGGTTGAGTTTCCCAGAATTTGCACGCTGGAAAACGGCTGATTAATAGCAAGACTGGATCCACCGGATGTCTGACCTTGAATCACCCAGTTTCCGGCAACATCCCAGCCAGCCACCAGCAATGATCGACCATCGGCATCTAGTGGGTACTCGGATGCTTCGCAGATCACGTCGCCATCTTCGTTAAATTCAACCTTTGAAATTTTGAATGTTTGCGATGTAGGTGTAACCTCCCCAAGCATGAACACCGCCCCCGCATAGGCTGGCGCCTTGCCGTCAGTTACAGCTACGTCAGCGCGGATCAACTCTTGGCCGCCGCCATTTGACAGCAGCATGGGGTAGGTGCCATTGGGCAGTGGCCCGGAGGCTGCGGCGGGGATGCAAACGACAGTGCCGTTAGCAAGAATGATGCCGCTGCGTGGCATGTTAAAAGTTACCGTGCGCAAGCCCACCTTGATAATGCGGCCCGGCTCAAATGCGGCCTGTTCAGGGATTGTCGCTAGCTTCACACCAGCCGTGATCAGTCTTCTTTTGCGGCATTCCATCTTGCCAATAGCTATTGCTTGGATCTCTGAAGTGCACCATTTGGATACGTCAATGGAAATGATCGGGGCAGATTCAGGGGTGCCGGCCTCCCTGACTGAGACCTGCATGGTGACGGGAAATATGCCTCGGTTGCTGATGGCAGAGCTCGGTCGCTCCTGCCGCCAAAGTACCTGAACGATAGGCGGTGTGCGCTGTTCGGGCTCATACTGGGCGTAATCGAACTGAGAGACATTCCCAGCGCTATACATTGCCATTGGCGTATATATTTGCCCCTGCTCCGCAATGGGCTGCAGATAAAACTGTGAGCCCTTAGAGAGGAGATCCAGTAAAAAGAAATTGGCAAGCTCCGCGCCCTTTACGCGAAAATTAAATGGTTCCGACAGCGCACCATCAAAGAAATAACGCCTATTGTAAGTCCAGGTATCCATCTGATCAAAAGATGGAGTTATACAGGTGGGGCTGATTTTTTCGCCTAGACCGAACACGGGATTGGTGGCCATAATGCGCAAAACAGAGCCGATCAAATGGGTATTGCCAACCCCCTGATCCAGGTAAACGCTAACCTGCTGGGCCGACTGAAATTCAAGAGCGCTGCGCATGGATAGACCAATAGTGCTCAGGCCCGAGTAGGTAGGACTCACGGCATTAACGCTAAAGCTGTTCACGTAGGCGATCTGGCACTCCGGAGAGTTGTTGGAAACCGCAATCTCTTCATAGCTAAAAATATTAGCAAGGCGGCCCCACGGGTCAACATAGCAATAGGCGCCGTTGTCGCCGCGTTCGTAATCGCCAAGGCCAATATCTTTATTGCTTTGCATTGGAGGCATTGCAAAAGTGGATTGATTGCGGGGCAAGAAGCTGCCATTGAATTGAACAACGACCCCAGCGCCGGCAATGGATTGCAATGACGACTGGCTAGCGTCCAGCAGGCACAGGGTCCCCGCTGCGTAGCCATGGCGAATCTCCCAGCCATCAATTGGTAACTGCTTAAATTCATATATCTCATTTGCTGGTAAATTGATGCGAGCATAATCACGGCTTTCGGCGGCTCCCACCCCCTTGAACAGGAAAATATGCGGAAAATCCGTCCAGGTTTCAGTGCCCATCACCCGAAACGATAGCCGAGACGCTACATAGCGAATTTCCGGGGCCTGAATCGTGCCTGACTGGTATTGGGATGTGACGACTACTCGGCCAGAAGCTGCGCCCGGCCCGGCCAGGTAGGTGTTGTCGTATGCCAGACAACCATTCCAGTCGGCATACTCGTAAGTCTCAGTGGCGGCAAAATTGCAGATGCCGCTATAGCGCAAGGAAGCAGTTGTTTTATAGCCTATTTCAATTACCTGGCCTGGCCTTGCCATGGCAAAAGTGGCCGCTGCCAGCCGGTACAGGTGGCTGCCCCCTGTGCCGTTTTTGTAGCTTATAGCGCTATTTACAAAGAAGCAGTCTTCCGTACCTGAAGCGCCAGTAAAAAGCCCATCGGTAATGTTTCGGTTCACCTTGCCCCAGGATGTAAAACACATGGTGCCAGGCTCAAGCACCTTAAAAGCATAAACAATTGCTTGGCCGCCGCCGGCTGGCGATATATCTATGCGGCTGACAAATGGTGCATCTGGACTTTTACCCGCCAGTACCAAGATGGCGGAACC